ATGACAGACATATCAATGCTATCATCATCAACGACTTCAACATCACATATTGTTTTGTCTTTGTATATGAAGTTGTTCATACAACCGCCTGCGACCGTGTCCCAACTAGTATATTCTCTATACACATTGGCGCCTTTAAATATTTTGTCCACATATGCGACCTGTTTTTGCATCAGTCGGTCAACATAGCCAATATTAGCACCACGAGATATTAATTGCTCACTACGGTCGCGTATAGAGCCGTAAACTGCGCGTTTGTGTAGCGGAGACCCACTTTCTATTCTTGAATGAACAAATGTCGCGCACCCACGAGTTAAATATTGTTTGCCAGTTGGATTTTTTGAATTGAAGTCCATGCGCAAAAATTCTGCAATTGTTCCGATATTCATTTTTGAAACTTGGGCTCGTATACCTAATTTCTTTGTGGCACGCAAAAGTTTTGTGATGTTTTGCATATTGTCAGTAACTGCCAATACATCATCACCATTGTGAATAGAGTACTTCATTGTATCATTAATTCCGGCTTCAGCGAGATATGCGTAGTTAAGAGCCGTGTTAACAAATGTTGTAAGTCGCCAACCACTGAATAAAGTGCCTTTAGTCTGATAAGTGTCCGCAGTAGTGCTATTGTGGACATACTGACTAGTAATAGACTTAATTGTCCAGTCAACACTTGCCAACTGCTCACTGGATATTTGATGTCTAAATACTTTTTTCCAAGCAAGAAGCACTGCCTGCATGCTTGAGAAACTATGCTGTGAATTGAAGTCGTCATAATCATAACAAAATGGTATCAAATGCTTTAAATTCTTGGATAACGCGTTGACGTACGTCTCAGTTGCGCGTGATCCTGTTGGTATGTATGACGGAAACATTTCTTCACATTTATTTAAACCGAAATCAGCATGCAAGTGGCTAGTAACATCACATCCATACAGTGCACGAGTCTTACCCCATTCGTACTTAGTTGAAGTATAGCTGTGAATCTCTTCATTACGTGATAACCACTTGTCTAGACCACCATCTCCGTACATACTTGAGAAAAAACCTTTCTTTGTCTTGATTTTCCGATCTAGACCTTTTGCCAATGCTATATCATTGACATACTCAGAATGCACCGATCCACTTGGCATTAGTAGCACACGTTGAGACCAATATTCGTCAAACGTATACCGGAATGGTCGCTTCCCTTCAGATCTAGCATCAGTAAACAATTGCACACAATGTTTAAATATCTTATCAAAAGAAACATTCACCATTGTCGGATTGACTCTGTGCTCTTTCTCTTGTTCCCAATCAACTTGCGTATCAAGTCTGTTGACTAGTACATTTAATTCAAACAATTGAGACAATTCAAGACCACAGAA